GCCCAGGAATCCTCGGTTATCCGTGCGCCCTCATCGAAGAAAATCACCGGCGTACCTGCCGCATGGGGACGCGGCACAGTATCGAGGCAGCCGCGGCCGACGGTGATGGTCGTCGATGTGATCCCGTCGATGCGGACCAACTCGCCGCCGATGCTTGCCAGCGTCCCGATGCCAACCTCGCCAATGTCGCGCCAGCCGGTGACGGGGATGACCCGCGCTTCCGGGTGGTCCGACAGATCGGCCGCCAGCAGCGCCGTTGGCGCGAAGGCGACCACGCCTTCCTGCGCGGGACCGGTGCCGGGATCGATCCAGAGCTCGGCTGCCAGCGCGTCAGCACTGGGACGTTCGCCAGTGGCAACCAGTGCGCCCGCGTCCGGATCCTCCGCGAGAATGCGGTCAGCCTCAGAGTGACCCAGATCGCGGACCAACAGCCAATATGGGGCCTCGCTCACCATACGCCGTGTCAGCGCGCGCGGCGGTGCCGCGACGCCAGTCCCGGTCGGCATGCGCCCGCCCGCGATGGCGGTGGCACCCAGCGCAAAGACATCTTCAGCGAGCTTGAGGCGGATGCCGTTATCGCGGCCGTCGCCCTGACCGATCTCGGAGATGCGCATCACCACATCGTTGAGCTCGAGACGCGGCGCGCGCAGCCGGATCACATCGCCAGGCCCGAGGTCCGCGCCTTGCCGGTTCACCACGATCTCGCCTGACAGGAGTGGCACCGAGAGCGCCCGCAGATCGCGCTCGGCCACGCGGATCGCCAGCCCCTGATAGCGGATGCCAGGATAATCGAGCGTGGTCGCAATGACTTCGCCCATGGCCTGTACCCGGGCCGTGTCAGTCACGCTGACAGCACCCGTATCGTCCGTCCATGCATCGGTGAAGCGTACAGTGACGCTGTTCACGAGGTCCGAGGGTGCACGCCGCCCCAGCCGACCCCAATCCACGACATTGGCGTCGTCAAAGAGAGGCAGGCTGGCCGCGACATAGTCCGCCCGGATCAGCTTGAGCTCCCAGAGCCCGCTGCGCCGGTCGATGAACAGCGTGGCGTCGATGTGGTCGAGAACGCTGCCGATGAAATCCTCGATCGAGCTGTCCTGCTGCCAGATCAGCGAGAGGCCGAAGCCCTCGATGTAGAGCCGGTCGGCGGCTGCGGTGAAACTGGTGCCGATTTCGACAGTTGAATAGCCTAGACCCCAGTCGCGGTTGGTGAGGCACTCGCGGATAATGTGCGCCGGGTTCATGTCCGGCCCGTTGCCGAACGCCCCGCGCAGGGAAGCTACCAGCGCTTGCGGGTTCCCGGGCGGGATCACTGGCACGCCGTCGACAGGCGAATTGTCGATGCGCGCGGTGAAGGTCGTATTGGCCAGCGCGATGTTGAAGCCGAAAATGTCGGCCGGCGGCAGGGTGGCGATGGTGGCAACTGCTGCATCAACCGAAGAGACTGGTGACGGCTCACCATCTGTTACGAAGATGACGATCCTGCGCTTGGACCCGCCACCGGCAAAAAAGTTCGCCGCTTGCGAGAATGCTGCGTTAAAGCTGGTGCCGCCTGAGGTGCTGTTCGACAGGGCCAGCATCCAGGCTTCGAGCGCCACATAGTCGTCTGGACCCATGTCGCGTCGTCCAATTGAACCTGCGACGCCCACATTCCAAAGCACGATGCGCATATCATTCGGCCGGTCAGGATCGACCCCCGCCCCGATCTCGCGGATCAGCGCCGCGACGCCCGCCTTCTGCGCCGCCATGCGGGTGCCCGACATCGAGCCTGAAACGTCGAGCGCGATGTAGATTGCCGCATCCGAGATATTGGCCTCTGGCACGATGGGGGCCTTGTCCGGATACCATTGTACTGAGCCCGCTTCGCCGATCAGCACCCGCGTCACGCGCACGGCCCACGGCTTCAGGTAGGGGTTGATGCCGAGATAGACCTGCCGCAAAACCAGGCTGCAAAGCCCGCGATAGGCTGGCACATCCCCGTTTATTCGCCCGGCCAGATAGTCGTTCTGTCCTTGGCCCGGCCCGCCCATCAGCACATCGACATTACCGACGATCCCACCCTCACGGCTTTCTCCACCAAAGAGGTCTGGCTTGTCGATCCGGATGCGCCCACCACCCGCACCGGCTTTACTGGCGGCAGTCGTTGCCTCAAACACCTCGACCGACTGCGCCGGGAAGCTCAGACCTTCGGGGAGGACAGACCAGGATGTAACGTTGCCGGCAGCATTGAAAGCGACGCCGCGCAGCGTGATAGTCTGGCTCGCGCCATTCGCGAGCAGCAAGCGGTAGTCCCGGCCGATCCGCACCCCGGCACGCGCGCCAGGAAAGGTGATCGTGGCCCCGGTATCGCCTGCGAGGGCCGCAGTGGCGGCCATGCCCGCAACCGTGCCGATGCGCGTCTCCACTGCCGCACCACCGCCTGAGACACCGCTGCCTGTGGTGACTGACCAGGCAGTGCGGCGGTCGACAAGGATTTCGCGGATGGCATCGATCGGCCCGTGGCAAAGGGCCATATGCATGCCCAGCGAATAGCGAAAGCCTATGGTCTGCGCCTTGCTACGACCGCCCATCACTAGCCTCCCGCAGCTCGGCGATACGGATCACCGGTTCCACTAGGGCATCTTCGGTTGCGCGCAGCCGGTCAGCCTCAATGCCCTGATCAAGAAAGTCCTGCCACGCATACCCGTGGCGGCGAAACCATGGCCGCACCCCCGCGAGGCAATAGCGCGCATCGCGCAGGTCCTGGATCGTCACGCGGGTCACTTCTTGCCGCCTTTCTTCTTGATCGGGTCCACTTTCAGATCGCCTGCCCAGACCACGTTGGGTCCCGTGATCAGCACGGTGCCAAAGATGACGGGGATTGGGCGACCTTCTTCGGCCGTAGGCAGGCTGAAATCATCGAGCCCCGCAGCGAGAGGCTTTTCGACCTTCGGGCGCGGGCTCAGCGCATAGGAAATCGCCGAGAGCACCAGCCCGAGAACGAGCTGTGCGATGAAGTTCCAGACCATGGGGGCATGCCGTTTGTGGGTTGGCGCCGCGTGGGCGCGTCAGACGATGGAGCCGCCGCCGAAGGGGTTGCGGCCGGGGATTTCAGGGAAGCCCCCGAAGTTTAGGAGGTTTCCGAACTTCGCCGCACAGGTGCTGGCGCGCAGATCGCAACCCGGGGCGATGTCGACGAGGACTGGGACCGGATCGCCCATATCCGGATCGAATTCTGGCATTGTGAGCGCTTCGGCCAGTTCTGACATCGGGCGCGAGAGCGTTATGGTCCCGGCTATATGGCCATTAATGAACCCGAGTTGCGTTCCGAACCGCAACACCCCACCGCGATACCACCCGTTCTGTGCATTGGCGGCCTCGGGGATTGTCACCGTCGATCCGCCATTTGCGGTGGCTGTCACTGTGCTTGTCAGCCAGGAAAGCGCGATGTCGAGCCCACAGCCCCGCCCGTAGAGGGCATGACGGCAGAGCCGCTGGTATTTCGCCCGCACGCCCGCGCGGCGCAGCGTGCTGAAAATGGACTCACAACTCAGGAAAATGCGCTGGCCCTCGACCTCTGCGCCCACCACGCGACCTTTCCAATGCGCGACCGTCTCGCCCAGGACCTGCTCGTGGCCGCGGAATATGGTCAGTGTCACAGGTGTATTGCCCAAGGGAGCAAGAAAACGTCGCGCAAAGAGATGAGACAAGGGCCAGGTCAGTTCCAGCCGCCCGCGTTCGATCTCGCTTGTCTGCACCACATCGCCATGCGCCACGGCGGCAGGCTCCCAGGTGATCTCAGCTCCACCGCCGCCCACGCTGGTCCATGCCGTTGCGCGGCTGGTGAAGCGCCAGACCTGATCGCCCTCCACGAATTGGTAAAGGAAGTAGGGTCGGCCCTCGGCAACCGAGGACTCGATGGTGGTGTAGGTCATGGATGCTCCGCATCGCCCGGCCGACAGGCGACGGGCGCATCTGATGCTTAAGTTTCAGGCGGTGAGTTCTATCTAGGCGCGCTCGCGGGGGTATTGACGGTCCCCCGTTTCACACTTCGGGCAGATCGCCAATGAGTTCGATCCCGAAGCTTTCCGATATCGCCAATACTTTGTCCCAGTCGACATCATAACTGGAAGGCAGTCCGTCACTGCCCGCAGGGACGGAGATCGCGCGATAGAACTCACCGTGTCGCGGCGTCGTAAGGATAAGGTAGCGCGCGCTGTCCGACGCAATCCGGAACCCGTGAATGGTGCCTGCGGGCACATGAAGAAAGGTTCCCGGACCGGCGCTGAGCCCGGGCTGGCTATCAATGAAGAAGGTCAGATCGCCCTCCAGCACGTAGAATGACTCCTCGTCCTCTGGATGTCGGTGGAGGGGCACAGCCTCGCCGCGTTTCGCGGTCTCGTCGACCAGGCAAAACTTGCCATTCGTGATGTCGCCAGTGGCCAGGAAATGTGTACATGTC